CCTTATACACACCATATTGATACTCTCTCCACTTCTTATGGTATGTAGTGCTCCAACCTAACCGCGCTAATAATCGGCCTATCAATGGCGCGAAGCGAATACCATCGCTTGATGGGTATGGCAGCATATTCAAATAGACTGCATTCCAGAGCGGTAAGTTCCTTTGGAATTTCGGTAGGAACCCCAAGCTCATCAAAATATCGCACATACCCGTTAGGTCGTTCGAACTGAGGACAATTGTGTCGTCACCCATAGCCGCCATTGAAAATTTTTGAAAAGGCAGCTTAAGCTCTTGCAACGCAAAATAGTGCATAAAAATATTAACAACACTGTTTGCCAAGCAAGTATCAGCAGCACCAGATCGCATAGTACCTTCGACTCGGTACTTCAGTCCATGCCTGGTGTAGCCGATAGGGTTAACTTGCCCTGCGCGCGCAATCATGCACGCTTCGGCATCATCACACCCCAGTTGTCGGTAAATGTCAAGCATCAGTTTGTGGCAACCTTGATGGAAGCACGCGTCATAGCAAGTCATATCATTGGCGGCTATGTCCCGTTGCTCACCGTACATTTTAGCAAACCACTTGGAAAGGTCTACTGAATTGTCACCGGCTGAGAACCGCGCACCTGGCAAGACCAGTGGAATCACTTCATGAAACCACTCTTGCACATCCATTACCATGAGTCCGGTTAAGACCCGGACAATAGGCTCAAACGGTTGTATAAGCCTTGGGCAGGAGTACGCCACTCCGTCATAACCATTCTTAGAGTCTTTCTCAAATTTCAAGAAGGCTTTCACTAAGACGCGATCAACAGGTTCTACATCGAACTCTATTGATGCCCAGGCTTTCTCGTTCTCTTTCTTCCGAGCCTCAGGGTATCCTCGGTTCCACTTCTCAAACTTAGCTCGGTTAGGCTTCTCATGTCGGAATGGTTTAATCAGCAACGCTTCATCCACAACTTTCGAAGTGAACAAGCGAAACCTTTGCCACATTGCGACATCAACCTTAGGAGTCGGTATGAAAACACGCTTCACCAAGCTAATCTTCTCGTTATTGCGGCTGCTTTTGAAACAACTGCAGGGGTAGTTACCCATAATCAACCCCGCGGGGTAGAGACCACAATGGGAACCACATCTCTCCTGC